CCCACGTCCCTGCCTAGTCGCGTCCCCCTGCCCCTTCGGGATTATCGCAGGGGGAAAACCCTCAACATAATACCGCGGCCACATTATGCGCAATGACGGATGCAGGAGAATGGAATGAAGAAACCTGAGCAATGGAGCCGTTTTGATGCGGCTGACGGCTTGGTCACCGAGGCCGACATGGTTGCCTATCTGCAAGCAGCTCTTGAAGATGGTGATCCGGCACTGCTGAAAGCTGCGTTGGATGATGTAGAACGTGCTCGCGTAAAGCTGCATGGTCAGCCACGCTCCACGCTGGAAGAACTGCTGGCCCAGTGTGACCCCAAGGCTACGTCACCAGGTGAAATAGATTGGGGAACCGATGTGGGTTTAGAGCGCCTGGATTATCTGCCGGAGCTGCTGGCCAAGGTCGATCCTGACGAAATCGGTTGGGATTGGGATGCATCCGACAAGTCACCGAAATCAACAGAACAATAAAGGATTACTCACCAGGAGCAGCTTCTGATGGATGTTCTTCCTGGTCTGGCACACGCTCTGTGATGACATCCTGGCGTTCGGTCAGAAAATCTGGGGATGCCGGTTCGGTATCAAAAAAACCATTCCAGTCACGTGAGCCTGATGGCTCAGGTAGAGGCCTGCGCTGTGCAAGAGTTCCCAGCGCTTCAGACAGGCTATAAGTGTGTCCCTGTTCTATATCTGCCATGGATAGTTCCAGCAGCTGAATCAATGAGCCTTTTTGATGTTCGGACATGCCTGACCTTTTTAGCCGATGCCGATAAATGGGGTTATCGGCATCATCGTAAGAGATAACAAACTAGCTTTCAGCACCTAAGGGTAATGGGCCCAAGGCTCGAGAAAGGTTAAGAAACTCATACTTGGCGGTGTCAGGAAGTACCTGGAACAGCTTCGCTATGTATGACTCATCTTTTGACATACGTTGCATGCGACGGTATGCATCATCTACAGGGATTGTAGTCAGTTCGCCCTTCCCTTCACACCAGATGCAAAAGATTGCTGCGTTTACCCCTACCCTGTCCATCACGTCGACGGCAGATAAACTGCTGACATCGAGTTTAGAAAGGACCTCTTGTCCGAGTTGCTCCAAATAGAGGTGCTCTTCGTCGTATAGAGGAAGCGACTTGAAAAAAGCGATTTTGGTTTGAGTGAGCTTAAAGTGCTGATCATATAGCACCTCGCTCCTCTCCTTCCTTGCCGCCTTTGCCTTCTGTTTGGAGCGTTGAGCTCGTTTTTCTTTGCTGGCCACAGACAAATTCCCTATGAATGAGAGTGAGCCATATGGTGCTATCTCACGGATAAACATTCAAGCCAGTACAGCAGGGATGGATTACCCCGATGTCCCATTTTGAGACAAGAGTCCACTATTAAAGACAGTGGACTCTGGGGCCACTGATGCCCCCTCCCCCCAGGTTCAGCGCGGGGCATCTAGCGCGCGCAAGAGCCGATTTTGTTCACAAAAGCAGCGTGCGCGCTTGCTGGATACGTCTCATCAGAGCAACAAGTTGCTCAGCCGAGCCGCATCGCTGATAAACACCAGACACAAGATCCAGGCTGGAAAATTTTGCGCATGCGCAAAAGACTAGGCTGCAGTAAAAATTGCGCATGCGCAAAAATGGAGCCCATGCCACAGCCTTGAGACACTACCCCGCAAGCGGGGGCCCCTTCTCAAGGCTGCAGCATGGGATATGAGAGGCGTTAGCTAAGCGGGAGTGCTGGGAGTGCCGCTGCAGCAGTGGCGCTTTCCTGGCGGGGCTGATGGCCGAGACAGTAGAGAAAGCGCTCCTGCTCTTTGTATTCCAATCGGATAAGGCATGGGCCTAGGGCATCCACTTGATAACCGGCCATCAATAAATCGCTCAGCTTCATGTCGAAGGTATACGAATTTTTCGATCTGGCTTGCAGGTAATATTCAATTTGAGGATGAAGCTGACCAGTGTTGTCCTTGTAAGTAAGGTCTGCAAAGCCAGTGATCGAGATATCGAAGTGATCAAATGGCCCTTGTGGTTTCTCACGCTTGGGAACTGGCATAAGGGGCACTGCGGCAGGTGTGGTTGGCATCGGCTGCACAGAGGTGGAAGAAGCTGCCTTCGCCCCGGATGATCGCTCCCCGCCCCCGAGAATTCCCCCCATGGATGACACCGAAAACCATAGGCCTGCAACGACAAGGGGCACCGATAACCAGAGCCACCAACGTTTCCATATCGGAGAGACATCACCGGCCATAGCCTCCTTTACATCACCTTCCGACTGAGTATGAGATTTGTAAAATGGGTAATATTTGGCATCGTATGTCCGGACACCTGTAAAGGTGACGGCAGGACGAACGCCGGCACCGTCCAGGGTTTTCCTGGTGTAGGATTTTTGCGAACCGAGAGCGGTATGCTTGCTGACAGAATATTGAACCTCGATCATATCTCGTAGATCGCGATTTAACTTCCCCAAGCTTTGAGTCATCAACAAAATGTCATGACCATAGTGGCGATGCATTGAAAAGTATTCCAGGCAATCAGCGATATCATCCGAAGCCTTTTTACCCCGTCCTGTTTTAGGGTACTGGAAGTGACATTCATCAATTATAAATAGCGGGCCGCGCCCTTTGTCATCTCGCCATTCATCAGATGTAAAATAGGATGGTGTTGAAAAAGCCTTTATTACACCCAGCTCCTTTGAAAAATCATCGGCAACAACCTCTATGAGGTCTAGAACATCCGAGCCATAAACTGCAACGAAATGGTCTAGGTGTAATGGTAAGTTGGTGACAACTCGACGGCCTGATTCAATAGCGGGAATGAGGTGGTATGCAACCGCCTCAAATGATTTTCCTGAACCAGGACGTCCCACAATGATGTTTATTGCCATAATTAGGAGCCTAAACGGGTGAATGGAATAAGTTGAAGCAATATCCTTATTGTAATAGCTGCGACGATAATAATTGACGCATCGCTAATGCCTACTAATGCCATGGTGTTTTTCACTTCATCCGGAAGAAATGCCAGATATTGTGATACATCCATGGCGCTTAGTATTGAACCGAGCGCTTCAAGTGAGGCAAGAACTATGTTCAGTAAGCTTTCAAATACAAAGCAGGCGAAATCATGCAGCGCATCATAGATAGATAATATCAAGGAGTAGAGGAAGTTAAGGAGCTCACCCCATCGTTTTGCAAACCAATCCAGCATAGTATCTCCATTAACCACCGAATACGAGGCGACGAGCTAGCAGGCTCGCACAAAATATCATCATCGAGCGAACGGCAGTCCACACTGTTGGCGATATTGTCAAATCATGGCAACCGAAGTCGACAAACCCTAATTCCGTGCAGAAAGACCACGACGGATATGAGGCACCGCCAGAAAACTGGATCTTGAATGAGTTGAGCCAGCTAAATAACGGGGTTGTTTGTACCTTTTCATGGAATACAGTCCATACGCCAGAAAAGCTGTCAGGATATTTTGATGTCCAATATGACTTTGATTTATTTATGTCTGGGGCGGTGGCAACTTCCACCGTTGTTTGCGACAGTTCGGTAAGCAACTTATTTGTGGCGTCGATACGGGATTCAATACCACCTAAGTTATTAACGGCAATGTCCTCGGGGAAAGACGTTCCAGGAGAAACAGCCTCCCCTGGTAAGGTCGTGCCATTGGCATTGCTATTGGTGATAGCTTGGTTCCCTGCAGCCACATTTTGAGCGAGGTAGGAAGCATCAGCCCATGAGGCTGGGGGGATATAGTTCGGTGCATCAGCGTTGGTTTGCTGGCCGACACCACGAGCAATCATGTCTGCGTAAACCCAGGGCTGAGTGCCAATGGCAGGCAATGCTTGCCCGCTAGGCATCAACGGGGGCGCCGACACCTCCAGCTCTTTCGCTATGTCAGGATGAAGGCGGCCATCGCTGCCAGCAAAGGCGAAGCGCTGATCATGCTCAGGCTGCGAAGATATCCAGGATAAAAACTTGGAGTCAATTTCCTGATCGGTCGCAGGGCCTTCAGTTACGGCAGAAGGATGATAGTCAGCAGCACAGGAGGCAACGGAAGAAGGAGCGTAATTGCAAGGCAGTTGTGAAGCGGTCTGAGATTGCAGTTCATTGCCGGAAGCATTAAGAAATACCAAAGTACGTATATCGTTTCGAGTTGAGTCATAAGCATAAAGGTTGATCCTAAATTCTGAACAATATCCGATAGTTTTACAAAGCTGTTCACCCAGAACGCTCGGTGAAACATCATATCTCCCTGCAGCTGTCCACGCCATGCTTTTAATAGGTGAAACATCATTGTTCACTTTCCCCGAGGGCTTCTTAATATCATCGCCGATAATAAAGCCTGCTGCAGCTAGTCCTGCAGCTATAAAAGCTATTGCTTTCCCCTTCCCCCTCAAGAAGCTAATGTACTTAGATTTGGATAGCTTTGCAGATGTGTTGTATAACGGGTCGTTAGCTGCGAATCCTCTGGCGGCTACATCTATCAGGATCTCTGTAGCAGCAAACCGAACAACGGGATTTGAAAATGCCACCGCTACAGCACCGACAAATGCATGAGCCTGAAAAGCAGGCAAAAGGGATAGGTTAAGGCAAAGGAGGTAGATAGTGAATTTGCGCATGCGCAAAAACTCCCATATGAAAAAGGGGGTTACCCCCCTTTGATTCCCATAACGAATGCCATTCCTGACATTCCTCCTATTAGCATGACTGCTGATATAAAGAATGCATAAGAAATGCTGATGGTCATGCTTTGTTGATGACTCTCTTCGCAAGAGAAATACCTTTTACGGCCAGGGCGATGCCGATAATTACTGCACCACTACCGGCAACAAACGCACCAACACTGGAAAGATTCACACTAGCAAAAAGCTGATCGAGAGGTGAAGTGCCTTCAGTCGCGAATACAGATGTTGAAGCCATAGCAATTGCAGCAGCCACAGCCACTTTGGATTTATTGAACATAGTCATGCCTTATTTATGAGTTTTTTTGCGATTCCAATCGCATAACCAGGAAGGTAGCCCACAACAACAACCAAGCCGAACGACCAAGAGAATGCAGTCACGATATCGGCGGCAGGAATATCAATAGTGGACTGTTTATATTCCGCGACGGTTTGAATGACCAAAGCAGAACATTCTTGTAAAGGAGTATCTACGGCAAATAGATACCCACTTTCATTAATCTGAACACAGGTAGCCATAACGAATGAGAGGTGGGTTATTCCTTTCCTTTTTCCATATTGGCCACATTGCGAATAGCACCATCATTGCTCATGTGGTAAGTCACGTTTGCGCCACGTTGACCAGACCACGCTTCGAGCCATACCGGTACCTCGACAAGTTTGTCGATCATGCTGTTGGCCTGCAGCGGGATGCCCGCCTGAGCCAGGGCGTTGGGCACTCGGACCACTATCTGCTCTTCCTGGAAGCCGCCGAACCCGTTTGACCGGCTGATGGCAATGCCGATCTCGTGACGGGTAATTGGGCCATTACGTCCCTGTGTATTCTGTTGACGAGAACCGAGCATGCGGCCCCGGATCAGGACACCTTGATGCATGGATAACACTCCTTAACTGACTGCCCTGAGCCGATGCCCAGGTGATGATGGATAAGAACGAGGCGGCATTGCCCCTGGTATGGGTTCGACAAGAGTTCGGGTGACCATAGGAACACCGGACGGATCACGTTCGATGGTGACGACTTCTGTTGGTTGTGCTGCAGTGGCCAGGCGGTCTAGTGTGCTGACGGGTTCGACATACCAGTCGGGGTGCTGTCGGCCAAAATCGATATTGATCACCTGGATCAGCGGTACCACGTTGGAGGCTTCACCAGAGAGATTTTGCAACTGTGCCTTGGTCAGGCCCACCGCCATCAAGTCAGTGAGGTGACGGCGGAAAGTCTCTCGGCTCATGCTGCGATAGACGGTCTCATAGCCTTCATTGAGCAGCCGGCGATAAAAGCCATGAACCCTTTGGGCCTTGGCGTAGCTGGTGTTCCCCTTCGGGGTGATGCGCTGATAACTGGTGTAGAGCGCGTTGCGGATCTCGTCGTCGGTGTAGACCTTCATGGGCTGTTCCCCCAGGGCATCAAACAGTTCTTTAAATGCGGCTTTCCATAGATCGGCAATCAAACAGCGGCCGTCTTGCTCGTAGTCTTTTTGGTACTGGATGGCGTCAAACAATCTGAACGGGACGCCACGCTTGGTCAGTGCCCGTTGTTTCAATCGGGCTTCAAAGCGAACACAGAGGCTCGCATAGAGCTGCAATGCTGGGTTTTTCATGACCTCAACACAGCGGCGAAGTGATTCATTTTTAGGCTGTTTTTGAAGGCGTTTCATGTATTCGGCCAGCTGCCGCTGGAATTCAGGGCCCTTCAAATAGGCTTTCAAGGAACGATGGCGGCTGCCGGTATTCCACTCTGCAGTGGTCTCATGGTCACGGTTCATCCTGCTCTGCTTGGTCTGTCCGGAACGGATGTTCTTGAGTGCAGAAATGACCTGTTTCCCCTGCTCTTCGGTATTGACCCGGGCGGAGAACGTTACGTCGATCCATTCAAGGGTGGTGTTTGGGATGTCCAGCATTTCAAACAGTTCAGGGCAGGCGCACGCCAGTGTTGCCAGCAGTTCGGTCGAGCAAAGCTCGATGCTCGTCGGGCCGAACACGTTGTGGCCCTGCAGCAGTTTTGCCGGAGAGGCTTTGAGTTCAACCCCTGGCAGGCGGTTGCTGCCCCCCTGATGGATCTTCATTGCAAGGCTACCGAAGTGGCTTGGCAGCGACTCGAAGGGATGGGACAGGCCGGAAACGGTCAAATCCCCATCAATCTCATACTCAACGGCCATTGCGGAGAGCTTTAGCCTCCCCTGCTTCGCGACCTGCTCCAGATCGATATAGACCCCTGAGCGATGATCGGCCGTTGGAGATACCAACTGCCATTCGCTTTTGAAGGGTAAATCGAGCTTGAGGAGGTCTATCACAGGGTTCCATCCGGTAGAGCACAAATCAAAAAGGCAATATTGAATGCATGAATGAATGCATACATGAGTAATGCTACACCACACAGTCATTCATGTATACATGCATTCGTGACTGCACGCACACTTGATAGGGTATAGTTGATTAAAAGCTTGAGTCTGTAGGAAACCGGCATGAAACCGACTGGACAAAGAACCACCATGAGCATCTCCATAGAACGCAAGCAGCGTCTGGAGCGGTTAGCTATCGATGTGCAGAGTAAGACGTATGAAAAAGTGCTATGGACGGATCTTGTTAACTATCTAATTGATAAATATGCAAAAGATGCAGCGGATGACTTACTTGCTCAGATAAAAATGAACAAGCAGCAGTAACAGCTTAATTTGGAGGTGGTGATGGGGATCAAAATGAAGATGGCGGTCGACCAGAACGGTCGGCCATGGTCTTCGGATGAGTACATTAAAGGGAAAGGTGCAGAGCCATTGCTATGCGAGCACTGCAAGGTGGCTGTAACGCATAACTCTGAGCATGTGCGAGACCTGGATGGCAAATCAATCCTTGTTCCCGCCTACTTCAAGCTGATGCCTGGCAAAGTGCACGCGGTAGGTGCTTGTCCATATGCGATTGATGCAACGCTGTTAAGCATCGTTGATGAATCGAAAGATATGTTTGTCAGCTTGGGGCAAGGCGAATATCGCATGCGCCTCAATATGATAAAGGACAATATAAAGAATGCGTCATCAACATCACAGAATAAAGGTGGCGGAATTTCTGCTGGTGCTAACTCAAATAGCTACATTAAGTCAGGCAAGCAGAAACTACCTTATATAAACTCTGCCAAAAGAGTGCTAGAGCTTCGTGCAGCTTGTGATAGTCAGTCGGCTATTGCAGACAAAATAAAACTTGTTTTTGGTAAGGAAAGTATTGGTTGGGATAAGTTTTATTTTGACGCTGATGGATATCTTGATGCGCTAAAGATTTTGGCATCTGGGAAAGAATATCCGATTGCCATTCATGGTGTTATACAATCAAAGCGCATTGGCGTTGGGAAAAACAAGAGCAACGTCATCAACCTATACAGGTGCCTTTCTCTTGCAGATCAAGATGATAGCTCGGTAGGCGTGAATGTTGAGGTCAGCGTCTGGGCAAAGGATGCAACATGGTTTGGTAAAGTGGATAAGGGTGATGAGGTTATCATATTGGCATTGTGGCGCAGTAACCAAGGTGATGTTAGCGAAGTTCCAGATAAAGCATTCAAGAAGTATCGAACAGACAAGATAAGTACAACGCTTGTAGTTGCATCACAGTTAATAAAGCTATAATGAGTTTTAAATGGGCACATATAGTGCCCTTTTATATATGTAGTCTACTCATTAGATATTTCTTGGGTCACTGCGCATAAATGCGGATTATGTTACGGGCGCTCCGGCGTTGGGACGATGCCAGCAAGCTGTCCCACGTCCCTGCCTAGTCGCGTCCCCCTGCCCCTTCGGGATTATCGCAGGGGGAAAACCCTCAACATAATACCGCGGCCACATTATGCGC